TTTCCATCTTGCAACCGCAGCAGATATTGTTGCCGATCCTTCTGCTCCTGATGCATTCGTAAGAGGCATTATGGAAAATAAAGAATGGGTAATTGTTGATGGTCTTTGGACTGAACAAGCATCTGATATGGCAAAGAAAGTCATTAAGAAGGCAAACAAAAAGCAACTCGAAGAAGCAAAAATGATAGTTTTTGAGAATTTCCTCAACAGACTTGCAAAGATTTAAAGTTTCTTTATTATAAATAAAAGACTAAGTTCCGAAAATTAGGAGAAAAACATGACTGTAGAAAGAAAAATCAGAGAGTTGCTTGCGGGAAAGCAAGCGATTACTGAAGCTTCTGACGGTGATATGACCGCACCAAAGCAAGGTAATTCGGTCACATCTTCCTCAGAAAAGATGGGTGCCTCGAATGGTAAAGATACCTCAAAGGCATCTAAGTCAAATACATCGGGCGACCAAACTCAACCACGTCAAGGTTCTTCGGCAGATGCACCACACCAAGACCGTGATGGTGATGCTGACGAAAATCAGGGCGCAAAGGTTGCCGTAAACGCCAAGGATACTTCCGACTCGTCAGGTCCTGCATCTGGTCCAGGTAATGCACCAAACTTCAACACTGTTGATGATCCAAGATCGGTTGTTAATCAACCATCATCTAAGGGTAACGTTCATCAAGAAGAGTATGAACCAGAAGAAGATGATCTGATCGAAGACGATGATGATAGCGAAGATGAAGACGGTGAAGATCTTGAAGAAGATTTTTCAGCAGAACTCGCAACCCTCTTTGATGGTAACGAAAATCTTTCAGAAGAATTCCGTGGCAAGGCAGCATCGCTGTTTGAAGCAATGGTTTCTGCGTCTGTTAACGTTAAGGTATCGGCACTTGAAGAAGCACTCATCGAAGAGGCTTCTGACCTTATGGAAGAATTCAAGAGCGAACTTGTTGAGAAAGTCGATTCTTACCTAACTTATGTCGCTGAACAGTATATTGCTGAAAACGAACTCGCTGTTGAGAACGGTCTTCGTTCTGACATCACTGAATCGTTTATCGCAGGACTTAAGAATCTGTTTTCGGAACACTATATTGAGGTTCCTGAAGAGAAATATGATGTGCTTGGTGAAATGCAAGTCGAGATTGAAGATCTTCAATCCCGTGTGGACCAAACTATGACTGCAAATGTAGAACTGCATGCTGAGAATACAAGACTTCAAAGAGAAAGCGTCTTAATCGCGGTTACCGAAAACCTCGCCAAGACCGATGCTGAGAAGTTTGTAAGTATTGTTGCTGATGTAGAATTCGAGAACGCAGAAATTTTCGAAGAAAAGTTGAATGTCATTAGAGAAAACTATTTCCCTAAAGCACAACCTAATACAGAAGAAAAGATGACTGACGGTATGGATGAGTCGACTGAGTATACATCTCCGCTTATGGAGAAGTACTCGAAGGCACTAGACAGAATGGCATCTCAAATCTAAATTAATATAAATAATAAGTTGAAATAATAAAACCCTACAAGGAGAAAAAAATGTTTCTTTCAGAATCTCTACAAAAGAAGTGGGAGCCTGTCCTAAACCATGAAGGCATGGGACAAATTAAGGATTCCTACAAGCGTGCAGTTACTGCTGTCGTTCTCGAAAACCAACAAAAGGCTCTTCAAGAAGAAAAGACTGCGTTGTTCGAAACTCCTGCAAACGCAACTGGTGCCTCGATCGATAACTACGATCCTATCCTCATCTCGCTCGTTCGTCGTGCGCTGCCAAACTTGATGGCATATGACGTTGCTGGCGTTCAACCAATGACTGGACCAGTTGGTCTTATCTTCGCAATGAAGTCGGCATACACTACCCAGTCGGGTACGGAAGCACTCTTCAACGAAGCAGACACAGACTTCTCGGGTACAGGAACTCATGCTGGTTCAAACCCAGTTGATGGTTCTTACACCACAGGTACTGGCATTGCTACTGCTGATGCTGAAGCACTTGGCGAATCAGGTGGAACTGACTTCAACGAAATGGCATTCTCAATCGAGAAGACAACCGTTACTGCTAAGACTCGTGCACTGAAGGCAGAATATACTGTTGAATTGGCGCAGGATCTCAAGGCAATTCACGGTCTTGACGCTGAGTCAGAACTTTCGAATATCCTTTCACAAGAAATTCTTGCTGAAATCAACCGCGAAGTTATCCGTACGATCTATAAGGTTGCTAAGCCAGGTGCTGCTTCGACAGCAACTGCTGGTACTTTCGATCTTGACGTTGACTCAAACGGTCGTTGGTCAGTAGAGCGTTTCAAGGGTCTTCTGTTCAACATCGAACGTGATGCGAACGTAATCGCTCAAGACACCCGTCGTGGTAAAGGTAACTTCATCATCTGTTCGTCAGACGTTGCTGCTGCTCTTGCAATGGCAGGTATGCTTGATACTGGTGCTGCACTTTCTGGTTCGCCAACTCTGAATGTTGATGATACAGGCAATACTTTTGCTGGTGTTCTTAACGGTCGTTACAAGGTATACGTTGATCCTTACTCAGCAAATGCTGGCGCTGCATCGCAGTTCTACGTTGTTGGTTATAAGGGTGCGAATGCTTATGACGCAGGTATCTTCTATTGCCCATACGTTCCACTACAAATGGTTCGTGCTATCGACCCTAACACCTTCCAACCTAAGATTGGTTTCAAGACTCGTTACGGTATGATTGCTAACCCATTCGTTCTACAGTCGAACGGTACAACTGACGCTGATACATTCACCGCCAACCGTAACCACTACTATCGTCGTGTTAAGGTTACTAACCTTATGTAATCAATACCTCTTCTCAGAAGAGAGGGTTGCAGAAACTGGGGGGAGCAGAAATGCTCTCCCCTTTTTTCATTATAAATATACAGCAATGGAGGAATTCAATGGTAGTATCTACAACAACAAACATCACTGAAGGATCTTGGATCAACTCACAACCTAGCGATCTTGATTACCTAAAACCAAATGGTTTCAAGTTCCAGATTCACACGCTACCAAACGTATCATATTTCTGTCAAGCAGCAAATATTCCATCGTTCAGTATTGGATTTACAACAACTGAAACTCCTCTTTCTGCTTTGTTTAATCCAGGAGAGAAACCACAGTTTGGCGAACTTGTCATTCGGTTTCTCGTTCAAGAAAATATGGCGAATTATAAAGAACTCTATAATTGGTTGACTGGTCTTTCATTCCCAGAAAATCATGATCAATACAAGAACTGGAACAGGTCTCAGTCATATAGATTCCCAGCTGTTCCAGAGAAACGACTAGGTGCAGTTACTAACTTCTCAGACGCTGACTTCTTTATTCTAGATTCGGATAACAACCCAAACGTCAAGATCACATATTATGATCTATTTCCTATCAGTCTCGAAGCATTGGACTTTGATATTGCTGGTGGTTCTGTTGAGTATCTTGTAGGCGTTGCTGCGTTTAAATATAGATATTATACAATCGAGACAGTATAAAATTATATTCTGATTAAATTATTCTTTGTGAGGTAATATGAAACTATCTGAAATTCAAGACATGTGGTCAAAAGATGCTAAGGTCAACGAACTAGATCTTGGTAAGTCTTCGATTCAAATCGCCGAACTGCATGCAAAATATCTAAACATTTTGAGTAATACCAAATTGCAACTTCGCAAATGCGAGGGGGATTACTTGCGTCTTCGCCGCACCAAGTTTAAATACTATCGCGGAGAAATGACTCGCGAAGAACTAGAAGAACTTGGGTGGCATCAGTTTCAGGGATTAAAACCACTAAAGAACGAAGTCGAAGATATTGTTAACTGCGACGAAGATATTATTCGTTGCGTCGATAAAGTTGAATATATGAAAGCAATGCTCTACCAATTAGAGCAAATTATCCGTTCGCTAAATGGTCGTGGTTGGGAAATCAAGAATGCCATTGAGTGGACAAAGTTTACTAACGGATTGATGTAGTGCCCGACTTAACAGTTACCAAGAAAGATGAAGTCTATTTGAATATCGAAAGCGATCCTTCGATTGCTTCGGAGTTGAATGACTATTTCACTTTCGACGTTCCTGGTGCAAGATTCATGCCAACCTACAAGGCAAAAATGTGGGATGGTAAAGCACGAATGTTTAACATGTGGACCAAAGAACTTTATGTTGGTCTGCTTCCATACCTGAGAGAGTTTGCCGCAAGATCTGACTATGATATGGATGTCAAAATGGATCCGATAGGCGATCCTGTTGATATTGAGTACCTAGAGGAATTCGCTGAGAGTCTGAACCTTACCTCGCAAGGCAATCCGATTCAGGCGAGAGAATATCAAATCGATGCTGTCAAATATGCAATTCGTATCGGCAGAACTCTGCTTCTCTCTCCCACTGCATCTGGTAAATCCCTAATCATCTATCTACTACTGCGTTACCACCAGAAGTTTAATCGCAAACAGTTGGTCATTGTTCCAACGACATCGTTGGTCGAACAAATGTATGGTGACTTCGCTGATTATTCACACGAAGATGGTACGTGGCATGTTGCGAATAACTGTTCGAAAATTTATGCAGGTTTTGAAAAATCAAACCAAGCAAACATCGTTATCTCAACATGGCAATCCATCTACAAGTTACCAAAAAAGTTCTTTGATGACTTTGATGTTATCTACGGAGATGAAGCACACCTTTTCAAAGCGAAATCTCTTACCTCAATCTTCAATAAATGCACCAAAACTAAGTTTCGCATTGGAACCACTGGTACTCTCGATGGAACTAAGACTCACAAGTTAATTCTTGAGGGTCTGTTTGGCAAGGTTCATCGGGTAATTACTACCAAAGAACTGATGGACAATAAAGATCTTGCTGATTTGAAAATCACCTGCCTACTTCTAGACTATACCGACGAGACTAAAAAGGCAGTTAAGAATAACACATACCAAGAAGAAATGGACTGGTTGGTTAAGAACCACAAACGAAATGTCGTCATTCGTAATCTCTCTGTAACGCAAAAAGGTAACACGCTAGTTCTCTTTCAATTTGTAGAGAAACACGGTGATGTTTTATATAAAATGATCAAAGAAAAAGCAGGAACTTCTAGAAAAGTTTTCTTTGTTTATGGTGGAACAGATACAACACATCGAGAACAAATTCGTGCTATTACTGAAAACGAAACTGATGCAATTATTGTTGCCTCCTACGGCACCTTTTCAACGGGAATAAATATACGTAACCTCCATAACGTGGTATTTGCTTCTCCATCTAAATCTCGTATTAGAAATCTCCAGTCTATTGGTCGCGGATTAAGAAAGGGAAATCAGAAAGAACGATGTAATCTTTTTGATATTGGTGACGATCTCTCCTGGAAGTCAAAGAAAAATTATACGTTGAACCATATGGTCGAGCGTATCAAAATTTATAATGAAGAAGGTTTCAACTACAAAATTGTAAGGTTGGCGATTGATGACTGAATATTATATCAGACTACTTAAACTGAAAGATGGAGAGATGATTATGTGCTCCACTGATGCTGTCGGAACCACAGATCTAGATTTTAGAAAAACAATTAGCGTAAAGAATCCTGTTCAGATTCTTCCATACCAAGTCTCAACACCGAATGGAAATGCTGAAGGATTTGCATTCAAAACATGGTTGCCGATTTGCGAGGGTGCAGAATTTCAGATTGCTTCTGACAGTATTATGGTTGTGGGTACATTAAAATCAGATATACAAACCCAGTATACATCATATATTGAGATGAGAGACAACCCACCTATTGACGAAGATGATGTCTTCGAAGATTGGCATTCAGAACTTTTTAACAGGCATAAGCTACTTAACTAGAAGGTTTATTTCATAGACGACATAGTCATTATACTGTAAATTCATGAACATGTCAATAGATTTATTGAAGAAAAAATTAAATAAAACTATTTACTTTTGGTTGTATTCACGGTATAAAGGAGTTATATTAATGAGGATTTATAATGGCAAAGTTAAAGACTAACGTACATTACGTGAACAATAAAGAATTTCTCGCCGCCATAGTGGCGTATCGAGAAAAGGTAATTGCTTCCAAAGAAAACGGTACACCGAAACCTCGATGCCCGAACTACATCGGTGAGTGTTTTGTTAAGATCGCAAACCATCTCGCATATAAAGCAAACTTTATCAACTATACCTATCGAGAAGAGATGGTACTAGATGGTATTGAAAACTGCATTACTTATGTTGACAACTTCGATCCCGCCAAATCCTCAAATCCCTTTGCCTACTTTACTCAAATTACATACTATGCTTTTCTGCGTCGAATTCAGAAAGAGAAGAAGCATATGGCGACCAAGTATCGCTACATTCAGAATCTAGATATCAGCAGTATCATTACCGAAGATGCAGATGGTTCTGAGCATACCAATGAGTTTATCAAATATCTTCGTAAGCAAATCGATGATTCGCATGATAATTCTTTTGAGAATCAACCACCAAAGAATCCCATGCCAAAACGTCGACCAAAATATTTTGATAAGAAAGAAGAAAAAAGCCTTGACTCTTGACCGAGTTTAGGGTATAGTGGTTCTATTATTAATGTAAGGAGTTTTATATGAGTAAGTTTTTTAAATGGGTTTCTGAAAATACCACAAGTCTTATAGTCGCTGCTGGTTTGGGTATTCCACTTCTTCTCCTTTTCTATATTGTCGGAAAGCACGAAGAAAATGTATCACAAGTTACTCGACAGAATTCAGGTTGCATCTATCTCGAATCCAGTCGTCTTGGTGTAGATCAACACTACATGCTTTGTGATGGGCGGATTAACCTTGTGCATCTTGCCGCTGATGGCGAAGTCCCTGCAGTTGAAGCCGTCGATGTAATTCAGAATGCGGTTGATGAACCTGCTCCTGCTACCGTATCAACCCCTGCTAAGTGAGATTATTATGATAATTAATACACAACTTCTAACTAATG